TCACTTCAGCGGGTAGTCATCAAACTCACCAGAACGCGCATCGTTGATGATGTAGGTGATAACGCCAAAAATTGCATCAGGGCTGGTTCCATCATCGTGCACCGGTATCTCTTCGCGTCTTCCTGTCTGCAAATCTTTCAGGTGAGGCTTTGGTGATTTTCGATATCGCTTAATCCTCAGCTCACCTTCCATTCTGCAAACAAGTAATGAGCCGTCGCATGGAGATAGAGATGCATCCACAACCAGAAGTGCACCGTTGAGAATGCCTTCCCGGTAATGCGTTGCACCCGCTCTCATGAAGTACGTTGCCGCTGGTCTCGATATGATGCGCTTGTCGAGCGAAATGCGCTCTTCTACGTAGTCTTGTGCTGGACTCGGGAATCCCATAACTCACCTCCGATAATTACTGTATATTAATACAGTATTACCGATCGGCGGTGTCGATCAATAGCGTTTGTGGTGCTACACTTCCCACCATCCTTGTGCTCCTGACATCTTGATAAATGTTTTTGACCATCCATTTCCTGTTTTTGTTTCCGTGCCAACACTTAGAGGCACTATTCTATTTTCGGATGCTGTACTGCTAAATATAAACGTAACACTAGAGGATAAAGATACTCCGCGTATCACCACTCTGTCTCCGGGCTTACCTCCTGTGATTGTGTCAATGCTTTTAGTTGCGGACGATATCCATACATTGCCATGCGAGAATGGAAGTACTGATCCAGTCAATGACTCAAGGGGTTTTGATGGGCATGGCTCACCATAGATTTGTGGGTCGTTTACACCTGCTGGAATAAGCAGTGTGGAGTTATACTTATTACCTGATCCATAAAGAGTTGGCTCAGTTGCTCCGCTCCATGTAATAGGGTAATGAGCAACAGATTTCATAGTAAAATCGTTATCACGCAACCTTAAAATGCACGCCTGAGCATTGATATACGTTAAGGCACCGCTGTTTGCCATCGCGTCAAACCAGTTGCTTCTGAATGTGGCGTCAGCGTTGTTGAAAACAACAACCGGGTCGAGTTGAGATGCTGCTGATGAACCCCAGAGATGCGCCTTGAAGGTGCAGTTTTGTACCTTCATTCCTTTGACACTTCCTATGCGCATGAACTGGAAGCAGTTTTTTAGAATAACGCCATCAACAATAATTGCCCCATCAGAGAAGAATGAAGGGTTTATTGCTGGTTGGGCATGTAACCCACGAAATGCCGAGTCGATGTTACCGCCTAAAATATGAACCTTGCCCATATTACCGAAAATTCGGTAAGCAGTACTCAAGTCAACTTTAGTTGACTGCACCTCGCAGTTGATAAACATAAACGTGTGATCGAAGTTTGACCATGAAGGTAGCGGGTCGCCAGTGGAGCCGTCTTTGTCGGTGGTAATAATCTGGACGCTGGAGTTAGCGTATACAGTGTCATCGCTGAACTTAATCTTCATGTTTTCGAAGATAACGTTCTGCGAATAACGCGTAATTCCACGGTCTCCAGAGTAGCAATAACAAGCTGACTTCGTGTTGTAGGCTGTGATGTTGAGAAAATACGCGTTGTAGCATGATGCCACTCGCCACCATCCATCACAGGTAGACACGTTTTCTACATTAAACCGCTCGACATGAATATTGTAAGGATGCAAACCATTTGTCATGGTTGAGTTTGTTGCTGGGTTTTCCGGTGCCAGACCATACTCAAAGTTACATCCAAATTTCCAAGGCCCTCCACTTATCAGGCAGTCATGCAGTCTAATGCCATCTAATTCCCCCATTCCGCAAACAACAAACCCATTGTTTAAACCTTTCCCTGTAACATTATAAATTCTGTCAATCTCAACGTCACTGGTCATTGCACTTCCAAGATATTGACCACCGACCCAAATCATTACAGTTTGAGGCGCTGATGGATTGCTGGCGGTTGCATCTGCCCTTGTTTCTGCAACGTCATATACAAAGTTGGATATGCGGACTTTTTTTGAATTGTAAACGACGAAAGTATGGTTCGCGCGACCACCTGATGTAGGAATAAACCCTTGGACGTTATCCATTATCTTCGCGCCATTGAAGTTCAGCGTGATATTACTGACTCCAATGCATTGCACGGTGCCGGTAAGGAGATACGTACTGGATGGATTGCCAATAAACTCCACACCCACGCCGCTGTAGGTGGTGATGGCGGTGTTTAGCGCTGCAGAGCTATCAAGAACACCCGACTTATCTACGCCCGGCAGATCGTCGATAAACATGAATACACGATCAAGGTATTGCGTGAGATTAACGCCGCCCTTGGTACCAATCAGGTTTGTTCCTGGAGGGTCAAATGAAGCTAATTGCTGACTGAACTGATCAGGATCATACTTCAGCACATTAGGGAAATAGAATTGCCGCGCCCCATACGCATCATAAACAGCCATAGAATGGCCTTGCTCAGTTACGAACTTGGTAATCTGTCCATTATATACAGGGTAACCAGCAGCGTTAATGATGATTGGTTGCGAAACAGGAACGTGAGAGCCGTCTTCGTTTTCCACATAAACCTGAATCTGGTTTTCAGGATTTACCGGGTCAGTATCAATTTTTCCGATATAAATTTTGCCATTGGCTACGGCTTTAAAAGAACGCGCCATAGTGAAGAGTTGCGAAGGCATCGATACGATCACATTGGCTGTAATGTCTGTCATTTAATTTGCTCCAGATGCAAGGAATCGCCGCAGCATGGCTACGGTGAATTTTGGGCATAAAAAAAACCCAGCCGAAGCTGGGTCGTTGCGTTGGTTATCTGTCAGTAGTTATGTACTGAAGGAGGTAATTCTTTATTCTTAAGTCTCATCCATGCGGAACGATTCGTTGGTCCGTCTGGCTCATTAATATCAACATCTAGTGTGTGATTGATTAAAACGTCTCTCGCTATATCGATAATACGGGAGAACTCATAACCGCAGTCATGACATCTGCCGGAATAGTTCGATTGAATTTGTTTCAGCGCCGGATACAATTCGCGGAATAATGCCTGTGAGCGGTTGGCATAATCCCATAACCATACAAGGCTGTTTGCTTCTTTTGCAGAAAGCTCGTTGGTTTTCTTCTCTTGTTTGCCGATAAATTCACCTTCAAGCACTACCCTGTGGATGTACTCTACGGCCAGCGGGATTTGTTCAATTGAAAGTTCATCAATGCTGTCAATACCAAAACGCTGATGAACCATATTGTATGCATCGTCATAGCGAAGTCCTTTCTTTCCTACCAGCATGTTTACTGCATCGCGTAGCGGTGTGCGTTCAGCTACTGAAGTTTTACCGCCAATACTCTTCCTCTCTTGTGTGGCAGTAACCATTGCGTCATATGCACGGATAACCTTCAGCGCAAATGCTGCGCTAATCCACATGGCGTAGGAGTAAACAAGCTCCTTGCACACGTAGGTTCCACCATATCGACCTTTCTTAGAAAGGACGGGATTCTTATTCTGCATATCCGCAGAATTAAAAATTTCATTAATCAATTCAATAGTTTCATTTCTACGCATGAAGAAAGCTGGCTGATGTTTTTCCTCCTTTCCAGACGCTACATGAAGGTCATTAAGCGAGTAACGACCCTCTGAATCCATATGAATCTTGACGTCAGAAATGATGATGCTATTAGTGCAATTTACAGTTGACTTTGCTAAGCTTGACATATCAATAATACCTCGTAAGTTTTGTTGATACCGAAGCCCTGACTGTTCCCGCAGTTGGGGCTTCACTGTTTTTGTAAGTCACTGTAGCTATAAAGCCACTGACCACTCATTTTTGATTTGATTGACTCTACTGAGTCACGGCAAGGAATGATTCCGCCTGACATCATTCTGATCTCCGTAAATTCACCACTCCTTATCGATTCAATGCCATCAATGTTAACTAAAGATTTACCTCTACCAAGTGCATTCTCATAGCCAATCTCATCAACCTCAATAAACCTCATGCCGTTATCCCCTCTCTCTTCAGGCTGTCCAACACTCGCTTGTAAATCTCAGAGTTAACAGATCGCCCGTTCTCTTCAGCTACCTTGCGCACCAAATCCAATACTTCTTTAGGCCACCGCAAATTGAACTGCGGCATTTTGCTCATTCCTTTCATATTCACCTCACAATATGGGTCCACCGTGAACCTATTGAGAATATAGTAGAGTGCTTCTATCATGTCAATACACTAACTTGGGGTGATGGCATGGCTAGAGACGATCCGCACTTTAACTTCCGTATGCCTTTGGAAGTAAGAGAAAAATTGAAATTAAGAGCAGAGGCTAACGGAAGGTCAATGAACTCTGAGTTATTACAAATCGTTCAGGATGCTCTCTCAAAGCCATCATCAATTGTAGGCTATCGAGACGAAGCTGAGCGAGTCGCGGATGAGCAATCTGACGTTGTTAAGAAGATGGTCTTTGAAACGCTGAAAAATATTTATAGCAAAAGTAAGTTATAGGCTTATGACGTACAGTTAACCATATCGATATTGGCTCGCGTGATGACAAATGAAAAAAAGCAATGGACTCACATTAAAACTTGACGGAACCACCCCTGGCCAGCTGTCAATGGCTAAGTTGGTCAAGTATATGTCTGCTCTCGTAGATCTATACGGTTCTGCAGATTCTGTTCACTTCGACTGTGTAAGTGAAGGATCGGCTGACTTAAATGCATGGGTCGATAATGATATTTGTTATAACGCTGTCATAGCAAGGGCCTCTCTCTCAGCCAAAGAGAAATCACCCGCGTATCAAAAAATTGTTAATTTACTGGAACATGATGGTTTTTCAGCGAAACTACTCGGACGAAACCACTCAACCATTATCGCATTCCCGCGAGTAAAAAAGGAGCCAATCCCTTTACTCATAACAAAAACATCAGAAGTTCAAGGAAGGCTATACAGTGTTGGCGGAAAAGACAACTCAATACCTGTGCGTATTGAGGGAGCCAACGGTGAAACATTCAAGTGCGAGGCAACCCCTGATTTGGCGGCAGCTCTTGGGTCCCATCTATTCAAATATATTAGGGTTAAAGGAGATGGGTGCTGGGAAAAAAAGAACAACAAATGGGAGCTAAAGAAACTAAAAATAACTTCATTTGTATTGCTCAAAAAATCATCACTCAAGGATGCTATTAATGCTATCAAGCAAGTTCCTGGAGATCAGTGGTCCGAGGAACGCGATGTTGATTCAATCCTTAGGACTCTGAGGAAGATAAATTGCGAGTAATTTTAGATACCAATATTCTGGTATACCTACTATCAGATATAGAACACGATTATAGATTATCTGACCCTATACTTGGTTCTGAGATTCCAGATGCCAAAAGAAGAGCAGAAGCTCTTGTTGATCGAATAGATAACAAGAACGGGACAATCATCGTTCCAACTCCTGTATTGGCGGAGTTTTTAGTTGGAATCCATAAAGATTACCAACAAGAAAAACTGAATGTTATCAAATCGTTATCGTGCTTCGAAACTGTATCATTTGATGAGTTGGCTGCTATTGAATGCGCATCGATACCAACATTAAAAGAATTAAGGAAAATTAGCACAGAAGGTACAGCAAACAAAATTAAGTTTGACAGACAAATAATAGCAATTGCAAGAGCAATTAATGCTGACGAGGTATGGACTCATGATAAGGGAGTGTTTGAGCGTTGCAAAAGTCTCAATATTCCTGTGTTCACATTATCATCAATAGAACCAATTCCGGTTCAAAGTCTCATGGAGTTCTTACACGATTCAGACGATCAGAGATTACACTAAAATATAATTTTTATGCATCCGTGATAATTACATCCGTCACTGATACATAAAGCTATAGCCAAAAGTGGACAAACCTTTATCTCACTCCAAACCATCTGGTATCCTGCTAAAAACTAAGGAGGTTGGTGTGAAGCAATTTCTTGCTGCTATGTTCTTATTCATATCTTTTGGGGCTACAGCAGAGTGCTGGGTCGTTGGAGATATGCGCGGAATAAGCTATTCAGAACGAAATAATTTCCATCCGGAAGAAGATGGTTTTAGTGGAACATTCATCATTAAGACAAGCGGTGAAGATGCCAGCATCACATATTCTGGGACAGATGCGGGTGGCATGGCTTACAAAGCATTGTCTAAAAACTCCATCATAGGAATCGGCGCGAATGGCGAAACTCAACGCGTTATCGACTCATGGGTAATACATCCTACTGGAACAGTTTTAATGTCAAAAACCATTTCCGGTTATGGAAATATGGATTCAACCAAAGCTTTTGTTGGAAAAGTAAAAAGAAAATGTTAGCGATTGAATCCAATTTCCCATACGTTACTGCTGTGTTGCCTCAGTAACAAACAGCGGCCTGACGGCATTTGCAGCGTTACTTAACGCTCTTTCATAGGCTGGCGTTCCAGCTTTAGTGTTTGCCAGACGCAAGAGCGCATTCCTTGCTGCTTTGGACTCGTACAAGCGCATGATTGCACCGAAACCAGCTTCAAGCGCCAGTGTTGCCCCAAGAGTCGCAGTTGCGCCAATCGTTCTAATCCTGTTAGCTTGCGATTGTCCTGTCTGTGTTACTACATTTGCGGCGTCCGACCTTGCTGTTTGCTGTAGAACTTCATGAAGAGCATCAAGCTCTTTCATGTGTCTCCCACTGAATATCGTGTTATAGATCTGACCGTCAGATTGCGACTTCAACTTATTTAACTCGGTAAGAAATTTTGTTGGCGAGTCTCCTGCTTTTTCTGCAATCTTGCTAATATAAGCAGCACGCATAGCGTTCTTTCCATCTTCACTAAGAGCAGGCCATATCCTCTTAATATCTGATGGTTTTCTGCTGAATACAACACTGTTTATTAGCTCTGGAGTAAACTCTTTTTTAGCTTTGTTGAGATTATTCGCAATCCTTTTATTGAGAACTTTATTGAAAACGTTGGAGTAGTCAGAGTTTGCTTTGACGTATCTGGCGGCCTCTCCAGCCCCCAAATACCGCGCTGCGTTATTCCTCAAATCTGCCCCCATTGCCCTCTCCACGGCATCAGTTGCGGCTTTCGCGCTATTAGGAAAAACCATGGCATCTCCCTGAATACTTTCCCTCAAGGCTGACCGCAACTCTCTCAATAGACCAAAATCTATATCTGGTTTAGCAAGTTCTTCTCGCAAATCGGATAACCCGCGAATCAAATCCTTATTTGCCACTTTCCCAAGCCTGTTAGCTCTGGTAAGTACGTTGTCGATAACCTTAATAGATTTTGATGTGTCAACAGGTGTGTCTCCCATTTTGGTTGTAATGTCTTCAATAACGCTTCCGGCCGAATCCTTCCTTGACTTCAGAGAACCATACAGATCGTCAACAACAACTGATGGGCTATATTCACCATATTTCTCAAGCTGTTTTTTAACTAGCTGACTTCTTTTTGCATACTGCTCCGCTCGCTTTGAGCCTGTCCCGAGCAAAGCCCCCTCGGCATCCTGAGTAAGGCCGCGAGTGAAAGCATTTTTCGGCGGGATAACATCAGATGTCATTGGTGTCACGCCCATCGATTCTGATGTGGCAATTTTCTTCGCCACTTCTGGTGCAATATCACCTTTAAAGGCAGTTATTCCACGCTCAAGCCCTTTTGCAACAGTATTAACAGCACCACCTGTTAGCATGCCAACACCTATATCTGTTGCCAGTTTTCCCGCATCATTTTTCTCACTGTTTGCGGCGAGCGATCCGACTGCGTTTTCTGCCAGAAGACGGGCTGCGCCTTGAGTAATTCGACCAGCAAGTGTTGGCGCCTGAGTTGAAGCACCGCCAACGCCAACAGTAGCCAGGTAAGGCAATGCCTCCGCAAACACCCTACCTTCTGTCGTTTGTGGAGTCAGAGCACCTTGCTGAAGTCCAAACGCCTGCTCTAATCCCTGAGTTGTTACTCGTGGCGCTGGTTGATATGTTCCATCACCAATACCGAGTTTACCGCCAGCCCATGCTGCCGCGCTTGTTACAGCATCGGCAACTGATGCCGGTATGTTTGCCACGTTTACGCCAGCCTGCACCAGTCCGCGACCAGTCTCTTTTACTGCCTCGCCAAGGTCAGACATAAATCCATCTTGCTGTTCTAAAGGCTGCTCTTGATTCTGAGTTGGTGGATTACTGGAAGACAGCATCCTAGCAATGCGGCGCGCGCCATCAGTATCACCTGCAGCATCAGCATTCCTTAACGCCGTCATCAATTGTTCACGACTATAGGCCATTACTGCCCTCCGAGATATTTGCTAATTAATTCGTCATCGGACAATTGCTGTTGAGGTTGGCTATCGCCATAACTTGAGGAAAGAAAACGTTTTGCCGCAGAGTTCAATGATTCACCCTTCTTAACATCCATCCCCATGATGTTTCGGTTGCGATCAGATTGTCCTGGGCTGCCATTTGCACTCATCCACTCTGACCTAAACTCGTTGAACTTCGCGTTATTACTTTCCATTTTTGCCATACCCCTTAACCATCGAGCCATGACCATTGGATTATCCGTTTCGCTTGGAATGCCTTTCCTTGCAAACTCAATATCCTTATCTGATGCAGGGCCGGGAGGGAGAAGCTTGGTTGCCTGCGCATTGGCTAGTTGGTTGAATCTAATCCGCATATCTCGGAGGTAGTTATCTTGCCCCGTAAGCTTAGTGAACATATTTTCAGCGTTACCGAACAAACCAGGAGTTGGCTTCTCCTTCTCCAGCGTGTCAGCAAGCGTTGTCATTGAATCGGCAGCATTACGACTAGCTGCCGCATCACCTGCTGATTTTTCTATAGCCTTTTCCATGTTCACGGATAGTTTTGGCGCAGCATTAATAAGTTCATCGGCCTTCTTTTGTGCCTGTTGTACTTCAAAACCGCATTTCTGCTTATCAAGTGCCAGTCTTTCTGCTGCAAGTCCGTGCCCAGTCATTGCTGACTGATAGGAAAGGTTTTGCCCTCTCGCCTGAAGTGCTTCACCAGCCTGATTGCTGCGGATTGTCTCTGCCAGCCTGCCTCGGTCAATTTCACGACCAGCCATCTTATCCTGAACAGCAAACGCCTTTTCTGGTCCAAGCGCACCGAGAGACATAGTAGTCAGCATGTGTGATAGCTGCTCTGGATTCTGGATACCTGTCTGAATCATCCAGTCAGCATTAGCACCAACGCGATTTAACCTGTCCTTGTTGTCAGTAATGAATTTACTGTAGGCTTCCGGTCCCTGAGAAAGAGCGACGTTAGCCCTCATGGCTAAATCGCCCATATCGTTGCGTTGCTGATCATTAAGACCTGAAAACGCCTGTTGTGCCTGTGCAACAAACGCTGGATTTTCCTGGGCAAACTTAAATAGTCCCGATGGATCACCAGAAGCCCATGCATCAGCGTGAACCTTATTGAACGCACTAATCGCTTTCTGTTGCTGTTCCTGCTTATAAATATCAGCAACTCCAGCCAGACCACGTAACGCGGTCAGACCAACGTTATTTGCACCTGAGCGAGCCAGTTCATTGTTTTCGCGGATCAGACCAAGCGTTGCGTTAATGTCGCTTGCCTTTGGCGCATTCTCATTTTGCGTACCGATGCCAGCCAGAAAACCACCAGAATTAATACCCTGTTGCCACGTAGCCATTGATTACCCCTTAAAACAACGAGCCAAGCAGACCAAGACCGCCGCCGATCGCAGCCCCCCACGGAGTTGATGAACCAATTAATTTCGCAAGTCCGGCCCCAGCAATAGCACCAGACGCACCTCCACCAATAGCAGATTGCATTGCTGATGGTCTGTTGGCATTTGCCGCTGCAAGAGCCGCGCTTTGCTGCGAAATCTGACTCATGTTGTTGGCATATGTCTGCCCGGCGTTTGCCTGACCTTGCAGTGCGCCAAGACCAATGTTTGCCAGATTCTGGTAGTTGTTCATCTGACCAGACAGCCACTGCTGACCAAGCGTTGGTGCGATTGTTGCTAACTGATTACCGGTTGCAGTGGAACCCAATCCACCTGTTGCTTCCGCTGCCGCCAGACTCTGATAGCGAGCCTGACCAGCAAGATCTTTATACTGCTGAGAGTTGTAATACTGGTTAAGTGCCTGACCTTGCCCTTCCAGAGACGATAAGTTCTCGAGGCTGCCGACATACTTATCAGCCAGAGGAGTAAACGGCTTCAGGTTGTTCATGATGGTGTTGAACTGCTGATTTTGCAGGTCTGCGGCATACTTCTGAGCTTCTGCTGCATACTTTGCGCTTTTATCAGAGCTGCCACCTTTCCCGCCTTTTTCAGGGCAATAAGGTTCCTCGCCGCGCAGTTTTCTGCCCAGCTTAAATGCATATAACATGGCTATCTCCCGTGATTCAGGAATTCGATTAGTTCTTCGCGTGTGGCGCTGTAAAATGTCACGTCATTCACGCCTTTGAAGTATTTCTTGATGGTTCCTACACGCTTAAGGCCAATCATTGCGCAGTACATCTGACCGTGGCGGAATTTGCGTGCGGCGAACGATGTGACGCACTGAACGGTGGTGTTAGTCAGAATGTATCGCCAGAACGCCAGCCCGATTTCCTTGCTGAATCCACGAACCTCTGGCAGGTACATGGCGTGGCAATCGAATGTCAGCGGCTGAATCTCCTGATAGTAAACAATGCCGCCAAACTGACCGTACACGTTAACCTCAAAGTAACGGCATTCAGGCTTGTAGTCGTATCCATCACCGTTGTTGCTTCCGGCAATAATGTCAGGGTGATTTCCGACTGCTTCGATCAGGTCGATGTTTCGCGTTGGTTTGAACTGAATCATCACTGCTCCGCGATTATCTTGATGGTTGTGGCAGTAAACGCCGCACCATTTGACTGGATGGTTAACGTACTGCCATTTGTGGCAAGAAATCCGTCTTTATCCACGCTGAAGAACGTAGCTAACAGGATGTTGTCGGTTGTTGTCGCCGCATTACGACTGCTGACCAACGTGTCAGGAACAGAGCCGGAAAAGGTTAGCTGCATTGACCTGTTTGCGGTTCCACTGGGCCACGTCCCGACGATCAACAGCTTGAAGAACAAGGTTTTGTTCTCGTTGAACACAACCATCTTGTTGTTAACGGTGTCGAAGAACGGTGCCAACGTGCCGGATGACGGAGTGAGCGTTTTCAGCAGGCTAACAAGGTTGGTCGGCGCTGTCGGGATGGTTACAGATACGCCAGAGTAAACAACCTCTGACTTTTTGCGAGTAGTGGCATACTCCAGAGCATCAATGCGCGTTTCATGGTCTGAAACCTGCGATTCCAGCGACTGAACTCTGGTATCAAGCGAGGCAATATCGCTTTCATTCTGAGCTATTCGTGTTTCATGTTCCTGAAGAGTTGATTCTGCCTGGCTGATTCGCTCCTCATGATTAACAAGCGTTGCTTCCGCAGCAGAAATTCGCTGCTCATGGTCAGCGAGAATCACATCCTGCTCATCGTTCCTGACCTGTGCATCATAAGCGCCCTGTCCGGCCTCGTTGGCCTTGTTAGCCACGTTACCAACATCAGTGCCCTGTGCGATAACGTAAAGCAGATACGACTGCGAGAAGATATTGCGTGGAAGGACTGATGTGTCGAGCCGTGTAGCCTGAATGATTACCGGCACATTGAGATTCGAATCCGCCATTACTCAATCCTTATCTGAGCGCCAGACAGAGTGACAGGTGACTTCGTGATAACGCGCAATTTGAAGCCGACATTTTTCCTGATTCGCCCGACTCGCTTCCACAAAACACGTTTGTCGTAAACGAACGGTTCATTCTGCTCAATCATCTGCTCACGACCGTAATTGATGCCGTCAGTGGTTGCAGAGAGGAACAGGCGGTCGGCGTACTGCGCAACGCCAGTTGACGATTCAACCTCAAGGTCGAACACTCTGGCGTTATCCGCTTTGAACAACGGAGTAAACAGCAGGTGTTCCTGTTGCTTGTCGTACTGGCTGCTGATATCGAATTGCAATTTCCCGGTCACGGACTCCAGCTTATCGCCGCACGTTATCTGATTGCCTTCGTAAATGAAGTCGATAGCGCGGTACACATCATCATACAGTCCTGTTTTCAGCACACACCATTGCGGACCATTGGCGCTTGAAGATGCGTCGTACACGAGGACGTGACGCGGAAGATGGATAATCAGCAACTCATGAGCATCAAATCGCAGCGATTCCATCACACCATCAGCCAGTTCATCAGCAGTGTAGGAGCGTAGTATTTTCTCAATGCTCGCGCTGGCGATTGGTGATACCTGCCCGGAACCGATGATATACACAGACGGCGCACCTGTTGCCGGATTGCTGATGAACGCATACGAATCAGCAAACGGCGTTTTGCAGTAAGTCCCGGCAATACCTTTCTGCACCATCAGCGATGGTTGTGCAACATACAAAGCTGCACCAACGGTGGTTGCACCAGTCAGGGAAAAATATTCAATCGTCGATGAACCAAAGCAGACGATGAAGTCTCGCCATGTACCTATGCCGATGATGCCGTCCGGCTGCGATTCTGCGCGATATTGTGCGCTGTAACGGTCAGGATGCGATTCGTCTTCAAGGTCAGTGATAAACCATGAATCCGTGCCGTCTTTTGACCACGCATAACGCCCACGTAAGCGCGTAATGTCGCGAACCGAACCTAACTCATACTGCGTGAATCCGCTGTCTGTAGGCCAGTTTGAGACGGTTTTAACCGTGCCATCATAACGATACTCGACCAGTTGACCATTAACGCCTACAGCCTGAGATGTCCGACCATGCGCCATTGATACACGACCACTTCCGGCAACATCACCGGCTTCGCTTTCGCCTTTGTAGAGCTTTCCACCACACACGCGATAAACAGCACTCTGCGCCATGTTGTACTCGACGCCTCGAGATATACCGTTCACATCAGAACGTTTGGCAATGCCCGGGAATGAGCGAAGATATCCGCTGCTGTTCAGGATTTCTTTGGGTGTAGCCAGCATATTCACTGGCAGATAGTCGATATAGTCGGCGTTTCGAAAGTCTTTGCCGACACCTTTCATAAGCGGAAGTTGCTGAATCGGCATTTATTCGCTCCCGTTATCGCAAGGTTCCTTCCGGTGGAAGTAATTCCAACCGTTCCACTTCGCCAACTGGTTACCGCTACCAACAGGCATACGGTTTGGATAACCGGACTTACATTTAGCGGCTTTTGCCCTATCCATTGCAGACAGTTTGACGAGTCGCTCTTTCCCGTATCTGGCAGTGGTTATAAGTTTTGCAGACGCTTCCAGCGCATAATCTGGAGCAATGCGGCAGGCAAGGTTGAAAATGACGGCATTGATAGCGTTATTTGATAAACCGTGCTCATCGCCCGGATCCGGAGCAACATCTGCATCAGCAAAAATGTAGCCAACGTTGATACCAGGTGACGCATCACCGCCAATCCATTCAGCCATCATCATTTCAAGGTCGTTGACGCCGTCTTCCATAGACTGCGGTTCGACATCTGTTAACGTGGCATTTGATGCCACACCGAGCTTACGTAATGCCGCAAGGACTAAATCACCCTTCGTTGTCAGGTTCATCTGCTGCCGCCTTAGGTTTTCGACCAGGCTTTTTACGCTGTTTTTCTTCTGGCTCTGGCTCTGCAATAGCCGGACGCAAACTCAGGAGTCGTCCAAGAACATCATTTGCTTCATGACCATCCCACTCTTTCCCGAACTCAAGCTCAGTACCTTCAGGAAGGAACTCGATTTCTTCAACAGGTAGGTGATAAGTGATTTCGCCTTCTGGAGTGGTGATACCAGCAATGATCCAGCCATCCCACTCTTCACCGTCACTGTGTTTGCGAGACCACCACGAAAGCTCAGCGTAAGCATGCATCAGCGATGAGAAGAGGCGCACTCGGTGAGCGTAAAGCTCGTTAAAAGTGTGATAACCGTCGGACACTTCGCCCATATCAACTGGGGAAGTTTCACCTCCGCCAACACTCCTAATGTGATCACCAACAAGAGGATCATCAGGAACATCGTCAGGGTGCTTATACCAGCCATTTGCTAAGTGCACAGCTACATCATCAGGATCAACGGTTTTCGTTTTCAGCTTGCGTCCCCAGATTTTGGTATCTCCGCCAGCCTGAAAAATCATTACGCTCATTGGTATCTCCAATAGAAAAGGGAGCCGAAGCTCCCTCTGGTTATCACGCGGTCTGGTTAGGCAGACCAACACCAATTGCCTCTGGTCGTACAGCACATGCTGAATACCACACAGCAATACGGCACTTACCAGACAGAGTGTTGATATCACCCTGCGTTGCGAAGATGCCGTTAACACCAATACCAGGAATGCTGAAGGAAGACGTTTTCATGCCAGCAAACAGTTCATGGGTTACCGGGATCGGCTGAGACAGCAGACGGATTGAGTCATCAGCCCAGAACACGTTAGCGGTTGTTGTTGCCACGTTCAGAACGTTTACCGGAGTGGTATCAGCAAGAGAGGTGTTTACGTTAGCGTAAGCCTTCTCTTCTTTTGTCAGTGACGCGTCATCCAGTGCAATCGGTTTCGGCGTGATTTCGATGTGAGTACCATCGATCACACGGGTGATTGAGAAAGTCGCATCATCAGTTAGCACGTTCTTCGCCATCTGAGACAGGAATTTCACACCAGTGAAACTGATTTTGTCGCCGCGCTTAAATCCGGTGGTGGAGGATACGGTCACCGTTGCAACACGGTTGTCGACGTTCTCTTTGTTACCATCGGTATCAAGGGTGTATGCCTGCGGCTTAAACTTCTGCGCACCAGAAACAGTTACACCAGTAGCGGTTGACTTGGTAACTGCCGGAAGTTTCGGTGAGCGAAGAATTTCATCAAAGCCAGCAATCTGACGCTGAATAGTACCGTTGCGATATGCTTCTTCAGGAACGCGCCCGAAGATGTCACCATCTACCAGGTTGCGGCCTGCTTTGCGGTAATCGTCAGGGTTCAGGAAGTAACTGATGCCCATATCGCGGTTTAGCTCACGGGAGAACATCAGGCGCTCTGCATCAGACACAAAATCCCAGCCAGACAGGCCAGTAGATGGACCAATTGCGCGGGTATCGTGAACAACAAGTGAGCCCATTTCGGTTGCCTGTTTGGCAATTGCTGACTCAATGTTATTCGCCAGTTTTTTGGCGGATGCCTGGATGCGGCTACGGTAAGAACGCTCATCACGCAGGTCATCTGCACGAAGCTCGAAGAAATCGTTATCCGGATCGCCCATGTTGCATTTCACGGAGAGTTCCAGAATCCCGGTTGCGTTGCCAGTTAAATCCCAGCCAGTCTGCGTTGGCGCTTCCTGCTCAACAGGCATCCACACGGTGTTGCTTGAACGTTGCATGGGTTCTGCCGGAGGGGTGTATTTTGTCACTTTGGACGCCATTGGCGTCAGGTTCTGGACGGTTTCGATGATTTCATCCAGAGCATACGTGACCAGTTGACCTTCATTTAATGCCATTATCGAATTCCTTTATTCAGTTGCGCCTTAAGCTTGCGGTACGTATCTACATCCCCTTTGTTTGCTGCCGCTTCCATCTGCTTTTCAATCGCAGAGATATTTGCAGCAACAGCGTGCCCCTGAATGGGTTCATCAGGTAACGGGGCTTCTGAAACAGGCTTGGCTCGAGGCTTGAGAGTTAAACGTTCTGACAGTCGAGTGAGTTCAATCAGCGCGGATTGCCCGTCCATCGCCAGCAACTGGCGTGTTTTCTCAGGATTAGCACCAAGGTGATACATGAGAGCAGCGGATTTCTCCGGGAAGAGGCGCATGATGTCGGCACCGACTGCTGGCGGCACCAGTTGCATGAATGCATCCTCTTTCTCCTGATAGTCAGGGATATTGAGCTTTTCCGCTGCGTCGTAGTGCTTACGGGCTGCCTCGACGTATTGCGCTGATTGCTGGGTGAACTCCTGAGTTTTGCGACCCTGCTCGGCGACAGCCTGGCTTCGTGCGTCCATAGCCTTGATCTGCCATTCACTGTTTGCCTGCTGGAAGGCAGCCAGTGCGCGGCTCTGGTCATAGTCGTACTTAGCCAGTGCGTCTTCGGAAAGATAATCGTTAGGGTCTGGTTGTTTTGGTAACTCAGGGTTCACCCGCAGGTGCTCCGGCAACTCTCCCCGCTTAACCGCTTCCATCTGTTGCTCAAGCTCACGCTGGCGTTTGCGTTCGATGCGGCGACGAGCAAATTCAGCATTAGTTGCCGGGTCTTGTTTTGGTTTCTCATCGTCTTTCAGGACAATCTCGAAGCCTTCTTCCTGACCTGCGTTGTCGTTGGCATTATCGACAACTAAGCCATCAGCAGATGCCGCTGCATGATTGCCGGGCAGGGTTAATTCTTCAGAAGCCTGAATGTCGGTGGTTTGGTCCATGATTAACTCTCTCTTATTGAGGTGTCTCGGCTACTCCGCCGGAGGGGATTTGAACTTGACGCATAAGATTCGCGAAATCCATGCGTTGTGAATGAGTCTGGTCTGCATCTTTAAGAAGCAGCTCAGCGTTAGCACGAGCATCTTTGCTGCGCTGTTGCTGGAATTGACCTACGAGCTTGAGGTACTCACGCAGTTCTGCCTGCTTGTCGAGGTCCATATTGTTGAAGATTTCCGCAATCTTCGCGGCGTTGAGTTGGTTTTGGGCTTCAACCTTGGCGGCTTCAACCTGAATCTGCGCCTGTTGGTTCTCTGCCTTGAGCAATTCAGCCTGACCTTGCAGAAGGATACCCTGCGCCTGAATTTGCTCTGCTGATGGCTGCTGCGGCTGTTGTTGTGCCTGTTGTACCATCTCCATCTCTTCAGGTGTTTCTGGTTTCTTCAGCCCCATCATCACCAGTTGCTTGTTCGCGTACTCTCGCATCATCTCGACGCCTTTACCGTCAAGCAGCGTGAAGTATTGCAGCATCAGCATCTGGAACTCTGGAGTACCTTGCGGAACCTTGGTGAGTAACTCCTGAATCTCTGCGCGGTTCTGTTCCTTCATGCTCTGGAAGGATGGCCCAACGTCTGTATAGCACTCATAGCGACCGCGAATGTCGTTGAGTGTGACCACATTACCGGACTGGTAATCGACAACTTGCGCGTAGAGTTGAATGTCTTTCTCGCTTCCATCTTCAAGTGTCAGCGTTACATGACGAGGAACGTCATAAATATCGTTGACCATTGAGGCATAAATCTCGCCATCACGTCGCATTGCGGTAGCCAGGTTATCCTGAAACACGTATGTCTCAAGGTCTGCCCGCATGTTCAGTTGATTGACGGTATCGAAAGCGACCTGACCATTTGCCGCCTGCGCATCCACGCCAAGACTAGCCACTTCTTTCACTGCGTTGGTGGCAGCCTCAAGCATGTAAGCGTTGGCTTGCGGCACTTCAGGGTTTTCCATGTAGGAGATTGGACCAATCGGCAGGTCGTTACCGTTTTCATCGGTCCTGTTCTGCAGATAGTACGGATAGTCATCATTTCCACCGTACATGTATTCGTAGCCTTCGATTTGCTCAGGGAAGAAGGTCGGTTTCTTCTTCGGTGAGCGAGCAACAATATCGGCGTTGAATGACATGATCATGTTACGAAGGCGTTGACCGTCTTTCGTCAGCCTTACCACGCCCTCGTAGCACTCCTTGTCACCAGCGAATGACCATTCGCCGTACACAGGAACGATTGGGATATGCTCTCCGGCTATCTTCTCGCGGTCTTTCAGTATCTGCGTGCAGGTGATGATCGACTTATACACACGCCGACGCTTGACCTTACGCTCTGCTACCTTAATGAATCCACGATTAGCCAGGTCGTCGATGACGTCTTTGATATCCTGCTGGTAATAGCTGACCGGCTCACCTGTCAGCGGGTCGCGGTAGATGAAGACTTTCTCCTTCTTCTCTTCTACCTCGTAATACTCAGCGACATAGACGACATCATTCGATACCCACGGGAACAGCCATGTATCGTTCGGATTCTGGAAAGATGGCAAGGTGTCAGGATCAATACCGTAATCCTCTGCGAACTCTTTCCAGCCATTGCGTGACAAAGCGTTAATCACCGTGCAATGCTTAGCGTCGCTCTTATCCATCTGCTTGCTGTTGGCGTCCCATATGACGTGTGAGCAGGCTTCATGGATTGGCAGGCGTCGGATTACCTGATTGTTGCTTGTTGGGTCGTTGTCTTCGTACTGGGTAACCAGACGCCATGCACCAACGCCGGACTCTATCTGCTCACGAACGCCAACGTTAACGGCAATCTTTGCCGTGTTATGGCGCATATCAGTACGATACATTCCCATCAACACATCGGCAGCATCAGGATTAGCGCCGTCTTTTGGTCGGAAGAGAACGTCGATAGGGTTCCGGCGCATCTCTGCGACCAGTTTCCTGACCACCGGGCGGACAACATCGAATTGTCCGCGATATTGCAGGGTGGTGTAGTTTGATAGCCAGTCATCCCATTGCGACACTCGGCTAAAATACAGGTCATTTGTCGCCTCGGTTCTGGCTTCATCGCTCGCCATCCAGTCTGCGTCAAACTTACACAGAATGGAATTGAGTCTGTTTTCGTCGGCCATTTAAGTTCTCCGTGCGATGGGCCTGATTGGGGCTGGTATCTTTTTCTCTTTTGGCTTTTTGATGTCGCGCATCATTTTTGCGAAGCGGCGCATCATGTATGCATAGCGAACGGCGGATAGCACGTCGTCGTTAAGCTTGACGATTTTCCCGTTTTCATCACGGTGATAGAGGCGGAACTCCTCAAAGAATGGCTCACAGGTGTTGAATACTTTGAAGCGACCGTCGAGCATCATGTCTCGCAATTCAGTGATGCCAGGCTCAACAGCGTTACCGCCATCAGGCCATGTCGCATGCTCCTGTAACATCATAAATCCAGCGTCTGCATACTGCCCTTTGAGCTGCTCACCGCCACCCTTCTCGTGCTGGTTTCCGTCATGAGGCCATGCAGTTGGCACTTTATGCGCCCATGATTTAACGGCCCCCCACGTCTGAACGGCTGTTTTTTCTTTCGCCTTCCACACGCGTGAAACGTAGATTGTGTCTGCGTCCTTATCCCACCAAAGCTGAACCTGCGCCTGCGGGTGATCCCATCCGAAATCCATCCCGCCAATTACGTAGAAGTGTTCAGGACACTCGAACGGCTGACACTTAATCGTCTCTTCCGGTATCTGGAAGATTCGACCACTACCCATCGTAGGAATACCGCGAGCACGCGCCTCTCTCTCATGCTCAGGATAGGATGCGATGATTTGCTCTTTCTGCTCGTCGGTGTAGTGCTCAGCGTCATAGATGGTCATGTTGACCACTTTCTGAGACTTGCTGGGATTCTTCAGGAACTTGGTAACAACGTCAGACATCCCCATCAGCGGGGTAAACGTCAGAATTGAGAATTGCCCGTATTTGTTGGTACGGGTAAGCCCTTCGCCATAAATGCTGTATGGTGGCTCTTCGTCAAACCACACGCCGTGGATTGTGTCACCCTGCCAGCGAGCACGGCCTTGCGAGTATGGTTTGAAGTAGCAGATTGAAATGCCATCTTCAACGCCATCAGCCGTGTGATGCTTAACCAGAAGGTGATCAACAAGATTCGGAAAGAAAGGAGACTTCTTCCAGCTAATGATATCCTCTTTCGGTATGGAACCGTAGCCAGGCTCATCATTCTCTTCGATACGACCGCACAGGATGCGTTGAGTCGTTTTGGTTACCGTCTCGTTTGTCTCGCCGCCAATCCAGAAAACAACAGGCTCATAGAAACGCTTACCTTTCCACTCACCGCCATATTTACCATCAGCAGGATAGCCTTTTGTGCCCGGATAACGCCCTGTAAGGTGAAACGCGACTTCAGCAGCACCAGTAAATGACTTACCAAGCTGGTTACCAGCCATAAAACATCGCTCTGGATAGTCATGTCCGGCGTCGATGAACTCACGCTGTTTGCTGTATGGCGTAAATTCATATAGCAGGTGTGTGTTCCGGTAGTTCTCTTCTTCTTCGAGTAGCTCGAGCAATTCGATTTGCTCTTCGTCGCTCAAGTTATCAAGAATCGCGTCCAGTTCCACGGTTGAATAGCTCCTTGATACGAGAGCGTCGCTTATCGCGATCTCCCTTATCAGGTGTCACGTCTTCAACTTGCGACTGCTCTTTGAGGCCCAAATCACGGGCGATGATGTTAGCATTGAGAAGGTCAGCGGCTGCGCCAGAAAATTTCTGGTCGTAGATGACCTGTTCTGCTCGCGTAACGACTTCAGATAAATCTTCTCGCAGGCGATATGTGCGCCATGTTTCAAGCGTCACATCAATGAACAGAGTGAGGCCGGTAATGGTCATCGCTCGCATCTTGGCGATAGGCTCTTGTATCACTTCACCCTGATACGAGAACGCCTTCATCTCCCATAGCGGGTTAGCTTCTACCCACTCGAAGTATTCACAACAAGCAGCCCACAGCGCCTCAGGCGATTCGAATTTAGGATTTCGCCCATGACTACTGCGGGCCTCCCAAAATCGGTTGCCCTTTGGTGCTGCCATATTGATTATTTCCCTTCTGCTTGCTTATCCCATTCATCGCGGAATTTGGAAGGGTTGTCGAAACCTTGAGTTGCCATGTTTATGCTCCGGTAGTGAACAGGTCTAACGCTTCCTTCGATTTACGCACAGCTTCAAATGTGCGGATCGTGATATCTGAATTAGCGCCACCTGACTGGAAGTGAATTTTGAATAGCTCAAGCTTCAGCTCGTCAGTGCCAATGAATTGAAATGCTTCCTCTGCGGCTGCGTTCTGGTTCATGACCAGTTTGTAAATCTCTAACTGGAATTTCTGTTCTTCAGTCATGGGAATAATCTCTGCCATTGTTGGCTCCGTTTATCCGTTAAAAGGGATATTAGCTAAGTTACCCCGTGTAGGGTATAAGCCATTGTCGAGACCACTCATTGAATGGCCTCTGCAATAACCGATGTCTTTCCATCAGTCCGCCACCACAAAGAATCTTTTTTGCCATAAGGCTGGAGGTTCATCTTTCAGTGGCTGCCAGTGTTATTTCCCCACTTACTGGCTTGGGTTGTTTCGCTGTACTGCCGTTAATTAGTGACCAGAAATTAACTCCGGTTTCATTATCAAGCCCACCCGTAGATAGGCTTTGTAATGAACTGGCTCTTATCTCAACGCAGCCCCTTACCGCGCGCCAGATGCTCAACTTCAAGCATCAGCAATGAGATGTTTAATCTGGATTCACTCCAGAAGTGATCACCACCCTGTCTACAGAGCCAGATGTGAAGGATGATGAGTAAAATTATCGCTATCATCGAAGGCATTGCGTCCTGATGTATTCCTGCAGGTAGTTAACCTGCGCGGTTATCCTGTCGATTCCACTTCGGAGACGGTAATAATTGAGTTCAGCATCTGCTGTAAGTCTTGGGCTTTCTCCATCGCCCATGCTGCTGGCTCCGGTCGTTGACTTTGCACAGGTGGCGGCGACTTGCAGGCGCTTACGCCCAGCAGAAACATCAGCACGGAGGCTTTCGATAGTCGCGTTAGCATCAGCAAGCTCCTTTGTGTATCTGGCGTCGAGTTCTGCTACATCACGTTGACGCTTCTGCATATCAGCGATGATGGATGTGGCTTTATCGCGCTGCTCTTTGTAGGTCATGGCGTTATCACGGTAATGATTAACAGCCCATGACAGGCAGACGATGATGCAGATAACCAGAGCGGAGATAATCGCGGTTACTCTGTTCATGCCTCAATCTCTCTGACCGTTCCGCCCGCTTCTTTGAATTTTGCAATCAGGCTGTCAGCCTTATGCTCGAACTGACCATAACCAGCGCCCGGCAGTGAAGCCCAGATATTGCTGCAACGGTCAATTGCCTGACGAATATCACCGCGGTCAATCATCGGTAAAGCGCCACGCTCTTTAATCTGTTGCAGTGCCACAGCGTCCTGGCTTTTCGGAGAGAAGTCTTTCAGTCCAAGCTGCTTACGATAGGCATCCCACCAACGGGAAAGAAGCTGGTAACGTCCGGCTGCTGTTGATTTGAGTTTGGGGTTTAGCGTGACAAGTTTGCGAGGGTGATCGGAGTAATCAGTGAATAGCTCCCCGCCTACAATGACGTCATAACCATGATTTCTGGTTTTCTGACGTCCGTTATCAGTTCCCTCTGACCACGCCAGCATATCGAGGAACGCCTTACGTTGATTATTGATTTCCACCATCTTCTACTCCGGCTTTTTTAGCAGCGAAGCGTTTGATAAGCGAACCAATCGAGTCAGTGCCGATGTAGCCGATGAACACGCTCGTTATATAAGCGAGATTGCTACTTAGTCCGGCGAAGTCGAGAAGGTCACGAATGAACCAGGCGATAATGGCGCACATCGTTGCGTCGATTACTGTTTTTGTAAACGCACCGCCATTATATCTGCCGCGAAGGTACGCCATTGCAAACGCAAGGATTGCCCCGATGCCTTGTTCCTTTGCCGCGAGAATGGCGGCTAACAGGTCATGTTTTTCTGGCATCTTCATGTCTTACCCCCAATAAGGGGATTTGCTCTATTTAATTAGGAATAAGGTCGATTACTGATAGAACAAATCCAGGCTACTGTGTTTAGTAATCAGATTTGTTCGTGACCGATATGCACGGGCAAAACGGCAGGAGGTTGTTAGCGCAACCTCATGCCACCCGCTTTCACGAAGGTCATGTGTAGAAGGCCGCAGCATAACTATCACTGATGAATTCAGGATAGCCAGTGGCTACGGCTCAGTTATGGTGCTGGTTAACGGACTTGAACCGCTACCCATTCGCTTACAAGGCGACCGCTCTACCATTGGAGCTAAACCAGCATGTTTGGCGGGGCAGCGTGGACTCGAACCACGATAAGAAGGTTAACAGCCTTCCGTAATGACCTTTATACGACTGACCCAAATAAAAAAAGCCACCGTTGCAACTTAAGAGTCACTAACGGCAGCTTACCCTCTAATTATGGCTAAATGGCTAATTGCACGTCAAGGCTTTTAACGGCAACATGCTTAACTTTCTCAATACGTTTACGCATTTTGAAAGCATTTTGCATTGGTTGGTACAAAACAAATAACGACGCTTTCAGGATGTCGTCAATTTCATTTCTACAGGTTGCCAGTGAAGGTTTTCTCCATCCCTCACCACCACGCCCACACATCTTGCGTGGCTTTGCAGTCGCGTGATAGTAGGATGCAATTGCTCGCTTAGATGAACCATGAGCGTAGTAGCTGAGGAGGATGCCAAAGGCTTTCTTGTCAATGTACATGACGGAATCGACGACCTGAGAAATCAACATTCCATCATCATCATTACACATTGGCCTTGTCATAACTCTTCCCGGCTCTACGCTCTCCATGAACTTCGCTATTACGCTGCTCATGCGCTTTTCCAGGCGACCTGAGTAAACCCATGCACCCCACAGTTCAAGCCAGCCATTCAGCCAATCGTGCTGTTCTTTGGTGAGGTTTAGTTCTCTTATGCTCAT